CCCGCATGGAACGACTTTTGGTCGTTGGTTTCGAACCCAAGGAAGTTAAGCAGAGCTACGATCTCATCGAACTTTTCATTCGTGGCAACGATGTCGTCGCCATAAACGTTAAATTCGGGAGTATCGCAAGCAAAGCAAGCAGCAGCGAACACAAGAGTCTCCAAGCAGAAAGTCGTCCCGTTCCCCATTGAGGAGAACTTTTCGTACTTTCCGCGCTCGTCACCGAAATGGTAACGAGGAGTTCGAACCGCCATCAAGAACTTCGTCCATTTCTCCGGGAAGAGAAGGTGGACAACGTTCAGTGATAGCGAGTCGGACGCTGCCTTAAGATCAATGGTGCAATAAGCACCATTTATAGATCCTAGGCGCGCGTACTCTTGGTTCGAGGACTGGTCAGATAAATCGATCTTAAAAGATCGAAGTTTATCCTTAACCCATGAATCAAAAGCAAGTTGAAGAGGAACATTAAGTTCCGGTTCGCATGCAATTAACCTATGGGTTTTCCAGTTCTTAGGGACGGCTTCCACTCTGTTCCAGGCAATAAGCCGTGGTTTCGGCTCGCTATAACCAAAGAATCGGTAAAGCGAACGGATATACGGCAAAGCACCTGGAGTAATCGTCGGCTTCATCGAAACCTTGTTAAAGGGTAACGATGATCTTCGATTACGAGTGGCGGTGGCGCCAGGAGTGATCCTGATTCTTCGAGGTAAATCCTCTAAGAATCCACTGAAAGAGCCAAGGACGTTACTAATGTAACGTGTCATAAGGAAGACTTTAAACTCAATATCCTCTGGGAAACCATGAGGATTGAGATAGAAAGCTTCCAGGCGTTCGTTGGTCTTTAAACAGCTGAGTTCGGCCTCGTAAAAGGCCTCTCTTGCTGCTAATTCGCAACGAACCTCATCGACAAATATGGCGTTCTTTTTAAAGAACGCTTCTATCTGTCGAAGGGCTCTGAAAGTCTCGATGGTATGATTATTCCCATCGAATAGATCACTACAACTCGCGAGTTGTTTGAGACTCCGGCTACGAACGTAGCCTAAGAGAGTCTCATCTAACCCTGCGAGCGCCTGGCTTGTGTCGAAGATGAACATACGAGCTAGCTCGTAAATTTCGTCTTGAGTATTCATCAAGAATATACTCCAATGATATCTACTTACAGAAGTCGAACTAATCGGCCTTCTGCATTATGCGTTGGATCAACTGGTGAGAATCCTCAAGCGACGTATCAAACGATGCAGTGAGCAGTACGCTCAATGTAATCAAGACAGAGCCGCCAACGGTTAGAGTAACCGGTTGCGTCTTCGTCTTGCGTCCTGTTTTACGGGACGGGATGATACGAAGCAGAAGATTCTTTAAACCAGCCAATTTCCAGACGCAACCGAGGCACCGAACTCATCTCCTGCGACGATGTCGCGGAAGATAACGAGAACGTTGTCACGGTCCGTCGTTTGCCCGTTAATGGGAAAACGACAGGTAGCAGTCATTGCGACACGCTCCGGAATAACAAGACCATCAGCGTCGGTCGTTGCGTGTGAAACACGCATGACAACTTCGCTGATCTTGGAATTTCCGGTGGGCACCTTGCGGCTCTGGACGACCTGTTTCGGTTTCGAAACGGTGGACCCCGAGGTCACATAAGTGCGAGAGTTGCCGAAATCGGCGTACTCAGTGAGGGCAGTTGTTTGTGCTGCCATAATTATCTCCTTGCTATGAGTTGATACGCGATAGCCATAAGGTCAAAGACCTTGAAGGCATCGAGTTTCACTCGTGGTTGTGGAATAGTTGACACTGAACTAGGTATCCTTCTAGTCACCTCATTAGTCATGAGGGTCTGCCTATACACTTGGCCTGAGTATTTGGCCTCAGTAAAGGTAGATGCTGTATACGTCGCCGCCTCATCTACGAGTATCTTGTACCCGGTAGACGAAGTATGCGACGATTCCAGCGTAAAGAAGGAGAGTGCCTCCAGCCATTGACCCACCCCAAGGAACCAATCCACGATAAAACTGAAGGGCAATAATTCCCAAGCAGTAGTAACCGGGTTGAATCCAAATTGAGGTGGTTCGATGTCTGCTGTAACCGATCCTCGATACGAGACTGTCACCGTCCTTATTACGGGATGAGTGAAAGACGCGACCACGCCAGCGAGATTTGGTCCAGTGTCTTCATAGACACTGGTCAAAGTTCG